ACTACCCATCTTTTGTAGTTGAGGAGGTGTGTTATTAATATCTTCTTGTTGTGCATTAATACCAGCAATTTGTAATTGAGTGCCTTTTGCTCCTGTAACTGCACCAATAGCAGAACCGACAGCACCGGCAACGCTTTTTCCAGCTAGGGATGCCACCGCTCCGACAGCATGTTGAGCTAATTGTCCACCGCCTTGCCACAAAATTTGTTGTTTTTGATTTGCAATCGTATTTCTGTGTCCTTGCAAGAAAGCACCTAGATTATCGTCTAATACAGGTATATCGTTTGGATTATTATTAATTAAAGCAGTTTCATCGGTTACGTTCCATGTAAATGGTAAGTTAGGGTCTTTGTTATAAGCCTGAATACCATAAGTGGTTTTATTGGATGTTCCCAAAGAACCTTTGATACTTAATGTTAAATTAGTATCTTCAATATATTCATTCCTGAATATCGAGCGACTTCCTTTAAAATCATCCAAGATTAAAAGAGTGTAAGGATACATTAACAATTTTGATTCAGTAACAGTTTTATAACCTGAATACTTAGCACCTGCATAATAGTTTAATTGTTCGTAATTCCAAACAGATTGAACATATAAACATTTATAGGTGTTACTGTCACTAGCTGTAAAACTAGCAGGAATAATTTCATTGTTGTTGTCATTAAATGTAACGCTGGTAGAATCAGAAGTCATGCCAATCCCTGTATGATCGGTAACGTATATGGAAACAATGTTGTTAATAGCGTTATCCGATAAATATAATCCTCTTAACAGCTCTTTTGGTGAAGATAGAGGTACATTACTTTGTTGCGATAAATTAACAATCGGCACACTTCCATCTGTTTGAAAAGGAAGTAAATAAACACTCAATGGTTGTGGTGTTCCGATAATCGTTGGAATAATGCTTTTAGCTGGAAAACTTACTCCTATTCCCACTGTTCCGTCTTGAGCGTGAATAGTAGACTTTGCCACAATAACCAACCATTTCCAACCATTATTAGGCTGAATATTGTCAATATAAACCGTTTCATATTCTGCTCCGTAATGTAGGTTTTCAGGAACAGTATTGACAACAGGGCTTCCGTCTGCATTCCATAGTTTGCAGTGTTCCCTAGCCACAAAGGAAGGTTTAAACGTCATATCAAACATCCAAGTTTGAAGTACATCAATTTCGAAATGGATATGAGTTAATCCATTATTAATATATTCAATCTCTGTTATGAAAGCGTAAAATATCCGATTATAATCAGCGTTTTGAAAACTTAAATAATTTGCACCCCAAAGTTCATCCACCGACATATTAACGCGTAAAATCGGTTTCCCTTCAGGTCTTTGAAAATTCGCTTGCGAGATTGTCGCAAGGTGTGTTTTACTTGCAAACCAGTTTAACTGGTCGTTGATGGAATTAAACCATCGTGTATGCTTGTAGTCACTATTGAAAGGAATACTACTATATATCGCAATATTCGTTCCACTTAATGGTACAGTAGCCATGTGATTCCTCCCGTCGTTCCGTCAGGATTCTTTACGGAGTAAAGAAAGACGAAATCATTTCTTCTTTAGATAGAAGAAAAGCTATGCAATTAAGCATAGCTATTCAATTCATTTATTTGTTATACAGTAACCGTAACAATAGCTTGTCCGATAACGTCAGTAGTATCAGAGCCAGCTCCGTCAATATCGTTACCAGTACCGGCAGAAGTAGCCACAACAAGCAACTCGCCTGTTTGGTTAGATGCAACCGTAAGAACACCATCACTATCAATCGTTGTACCAGCTTGTACAGTAGTAGAAGGAGTAGAAGCAACAACCGTCCAAGTGATTGGGTGAGTTGCTGTGTCTGTTTGGTGTACATAAGCAGTGAACTCAAATGTGCTGCCCGCTTTAACCTCTTGGATAGCAGGAGAAACAATAACTTGAGTAACTGCTGGAACTGTACCAGTTACAAAAGCAACCGCATTGGCAAAACGAGAAGCACTCATGATTTGCCATACGTGGTAGAAATAATTCCAGTACAAGCCTTTAGGGTTACGTACTGTTTCTAGTTTTTGAAGTTTATCATACACCATGAAGAACTCTTTATCGACTAGAACGGCTTTTAAACCTGTTGAAGCAAAACCGTCAATAATCGTTGTGTTACCCATGAAAGTGGTTCTATCCATGTTAAATGCCTTTGCCAATACATCAACATCAATTTCTGCCTCAGTGTCAGCATCAATGAGTAGGTGCATATCTTCTATAGAAGAACGTTGGCGAACAGCTAAAGAGTTGAAATCTCTTGAACCGTTTGGAAGAGTCATTTTGCGAACAGTAGAACGAACAGCTTTTACGAAAGCAGTTGCGGAAGTAGCGTCTACTGGGTCAGAAATAGGAACAACTTTAAAGAAACCTTTTGCATAGTAGTTATCAACAATTAGTTTCATGTACTCGTATTCGTCAACTTCAGCACTATTATAGATTGCATTAATAATAGAAGAAAGGAAGTTTTCAAATGCATTAGCAGACAAGAAAGCAGTAGAAAGCTGCTCATCTGAAATAGATTGAGTGTAAACACCTTGACGATTCATGTCATGGAACAATGTTTTAACATTTGGAATCGTACGTTTGAACAAAGTATTTTCAGCATCAGAAGGGTTATACTTTTGTTCAGCAGTAATATCCGTAAAGATTTCTTCAATACTTCTACCTTGCGGCAGTTGACCCTTCTTGAATTTCTTCAGTGGGTTTTCCAATGATGCTTGTTTGACAACAACTAGTCCGATACGATCAACTAGGGAAGTAACAAAAGCGTTTTGTACAGTTTGAGACATTTGCAAAGATTGTCCGAAAGTAGCAATATCCTGTGCACTTGCAAGGTTGCTATATTGTGAGAATGTTGATGGATTGGAGTTAATGATAGCGTTGATAATATCATACGTTTCGGAAACTCCTAAGTACGTTTTTACGTCTTGGATTGTAATACGTGACATTTATTCGACTTCCTTCCTATTATAAGTGTTATTTTTTGCCTTCTAAGGCTTCAATAGTGATAGTCTGCGAAAACTCCTTAGCTTTATCTTCTTCAGGTTCTTTGTCCTTCACTATTCCTGTTTGACGGAATAATTTAGAATTAGCAACAACTAAATCAGCATTATCCTTAGCAAGTTTCTCTTTCTCATTAGAAAGGACTTCAAATGTGGTGGAATACTCTGTATAGTTATCTCTTAAAGATTGAAGGATTTCAGTCTTTTTCGCAGCTTCAATTTCTGGTGTTAATAGATCAGCTAATAGAGCTTCGTGCTCTTCTCTCGACATAGGCATAATAAATATTCCCTCACTTTCCGTCGTTCCGTAGGATTCTGGACGGAGTCCAGAAAGACGAAACAGTTTTTCTATTATTTTCTTTCTATACTAATTGTAACAAAATTCTCCATTTTATGATAGAATTATCTTGACATTTGATTAAAAACATGTTCTTTTTTGTCAAATTATCAGATAAAAGTAAGTCAAGTTTTAAGATACGATAATCTATTAAATAATTTGTAAAACTTTTTTAGGAATATAGTAGACAAAAGTTTAAAAATGATATAGAATTAGAAATGTAGTAAGGAGTTACCAATTAATAGTTTCTAGGGAAGGCGGAAACCTTCCTCACTCATCCTTTTAAAGAGGAAAGAGTAATCTATCGTTGTCGCGAGGGAGGTAGACAAACAAATGTCTACCTTGCCTAGAGAACTATTAAAAGCTCTCTAATATAATAGAAGAAAGTAGGGAATGTAAAATGGCAAGTCGTAAAATGATGCAACGTGAAGTAACAACCACTTTTGTAAAGGTGGCAATGATCGAAGTGGTAGACGGAGAACCGAAAATGGTTACTCTACCAGAAGAAGAATTAGTAGGGAATGTTTCAATGGAACATGCACAACGTATTCTTAATAAAAAGTTTGGACAGCCGGTAACAATTCTGGAAGTATTCGCAGATACAAAGGTTTATGAAATGCCTTTAGAGGACTTCATCAAACATGCAAAAGTGAAAGAAGAAGTTTTGGAATTAGAGGAAGTTTAATGGATTTTAATACATTTCTTCCGTCGTGCAAAGACTTAGTTGCTGATTACACAAATGATCATTTGGATGTGACTGACGGAAAATCAATCACACCTGATGAAGTTTATGTGGTTTGGTATGCTAAAACACTTCAAAATGCAAAGGCACTTCTTAGCACTCCGCTTCCTGATGGTATGTATTATGAAGTTACTTATAACGGAGATAAAGAAGAATATTATTTCGATGCATACAAGAAGTTTGAAAACATAAAGTTTGAAAATCGGTAATTCGGAAGCTTGGAAAACTTCCTTATTATATAGTTGTAAATTGAATCGTATGTCCTACGTTACAGGATAAGGAGTCCCCAACTCTCATTAAACATAACAAAACCAAAAATTAAAAGGATGGTATTTAAAATGACAAACAAAAACGAAATCGCAAATGTAGAAGTACAAGCTGAATTAGTTGTAAGAGAAAATGACCGCTATTCTGTAATCCAAGATGCCGAAGGAAAATTCAAACGTAAAGCTAAATACAATCACTTTTCATCAATAAAAGCTGAAACTCGTGCTGATAAAATTTGGATGATGAACTTGCTTGAAGGTACAGAAGAATCAGGCCAAGGATTAAAAGATCATGTTGGAAAACACATTGAAGTTGCCGACATCATCACTCGTCCTTATGATCGCATTAATGAAGAAACTGGTGCAGAAGAATACGGAGTATTAACCTACCTAATCACTCCTGATAAAACTGCTTATGTCACTTCTTCAAAATCTGTATACTTCAGCATCATTCACATCATGGAATTATTCGGCACTCCAAACGATGCAGAATGGGAGAATATCACAATCAAAGTACTTACTGAAAAAGGTGCTAATGGTAACATCATTAAAATTAAAATGGTTTAAGACGAACATATGTGAGTCCCGTCTCCGCAAGGAGTTGAACGCGGAGCGGGCAAAGGCATAATGTTTTATAAGGAGGCTTGGACGATGCCAGCAACAGCTAAAGGTATCTTCCATAATCTTAGGGAAAGTAAATACGTGGTTTCTAATAAAGAAATCACGTTTTATTTTTCCTCAAAATTTTACTTAAATAAGTTTATGGCAGAATACCAAGATCATAGAGAAACATTTCAAAAACGTATGGAAAATCTACTAAAAGACTCCCCTTTCAATGTAAACACACTAGCAGACATTAAATTATACAAAGATATTGAGAAAAGAGGATTCTTTGTAAAACTATTCAATGTTAAAATCACAGAAGACGAATTAAATAAGTATGCACTTCGGTGCATGACGAACAAAGAAACATTGGAATGGGTGATAGTCCAGTATGGCAAAGATAAGAATATCGGAAAAGGACAAGAAGGAGTACAACAAACTAAAAAACGCTGTTAAATCCAAAGTTAAAAGAACCATGAAAAACTATGGTATTAACTTGGAAAGGGAAATTAGTGTTCCTTCTTTGTCTTCATTTAGCACTCGTAAAGAGTATAATGAATGGAAAAATAAAGCTTCCTCCTTCACCAACCGCAACAACACACGATACCGATTCAAGCGGAATAAAAACGGATTGGTCCAATCGGTAGCACAAATAAATGAATTAAAACGATTAAACAGATTAGAAAGACAGCATGCATTAAAGAAACAAAAGGAAATAGCAAAATTACCGTTTATACATCATGGTGAGCAAGTCGGAACCGCTGCACAACGATTTGGAATGATGAAAAAACCAAAGAATGTGGGGTTTTCTGTTCCTGCTAAATTCGATTTTGATAAGTTTCATTCTTACTATGAATTAGAAAGACGAAAAGAAGTTATGAGAAAAAGAGCAGACCCTGAAAATTTTGACAAACGATTAAATAATTTTGTTGAAAGATACATTGAAGGTTTAGAGGAAATGTTTAATAGCGATGCAGACGGTGTAATTGATAAAATAAGACAATTACCAGAACATGTATTTTATGATATGTATCTTAAATACGGTGTATTTCAAGTATTGTTTGACCCTTCCCCACAAAAAGGTTATGTAAACGGACAGGAAGTAGATGAAGGAAATAATTTAAGGCAGCTTAGAGAGGTTGAAAATTATATTGATCGTTATCTTGAAACAAGAGGAGAAAACGACATTGATTATTTAAAGTCTTTCCCAAATAACTATTAAGGAGGTGGTGCGGTGGTAAATGGCAAGAAAGAAATATTCATGTGACTTTGAAACAACAACCACCGCCGAAGATTGTAGGGTGTGGGCATATGGTTACATGGAAATTGGTAATAAATCAAATTTTAAAATTGGTAATAGTTTAGATGATTTTATGAATTGGGTAAAGAATTCTAATGCTGATTTATACTTTCATAACTTACGGTTTGACGGTGAGTTTATTGTAAACTGGTTATTCAAGAATGGTTTTACATGGAATAAATCAGGAGAGCCGAATACCTTCTTTACTATCATTTCCAATATGGGTCAATGGTACATGATAGACATTACCTATCAAAGAAAAGGGAAAAAGAAAATACATACAGTGATTTACGACTCACTGAAGAAAATTCCTTTTCCTGTTAAAAAGATAGCAAAAGACTTCCATCTGGAAATACAAAAAGGTGAGATTAATTACCACACACCGCGAGCAGTAGGACACGAAATTACAGAAGAAGAATTTGGATATATTAAAAACGATATTGAAATCATAGCCGATGCCTTAAAAATTCAATATGATCAAGGCATGAAGAAAATGACAGCCGGAAGTGATAGTCTATCAGGTTTTAAATCATCCATATCCAAACAACAATTTGAACGTTTGTTTCCTGTTTTTACTGAAGAGTATGACCTAAATTTCCGTTATGCTTATCGTGGCGGGTTTACATGGGTAAATGATCGTTTCAAAGGTAAAGCACTTGGTGAGGGTTTGGTTTTTGATGTTAATAGCCTATACCCATCCGTTATGTATATTCATCCTCTTCCTGTTGGTGTTCCTATACCATTTAATGGTGAATACAAGCATGATGAAGATTACCCATTATACATTCAACATATGAAGTGTGAATTCGAATTAAAAGAAAATAGAATACCTACCATTCAAATAAAGAAAAACCTACTATTTAAAGAAAACGAATATTTAAAAACAAGTGATGGTGAATTAGTAGATTTATATGTAACAAACATAGACTTAGAACTAATTAAAGAACATTATTATTTATACAACGTAGAATATTGTAGTGGATGGAAGTTCCAACAGAAAAAAGGAGTTTTTAAAAACTTTATTGATAAGTGGATGTACGTAAAAGTAAATGAAAAAGGTGCAAAGAAAGCACTAGCAAAATTACAACTCAACTCATTATATGGAAAATTCGCAAGCAATCCAAACATAACAGGAAAAGTACCATACTTAAAAGAAGACGGTTCAACAGGTTTTAAAACAGGTGAACCGGAAACCAAAGACCCTGTATATACTCCAATGGGTGTGTTTATAACATCGTGGGCAAGGTGGACAACCATTTCAACTGCCCAAAAATGTTATGATCGTATTATCTATTGTGATACTGATTCTATTCACTTAGTAGGAACGGAAATACCTGAAGCCATAAAAGATGTGGTTGACCCTGATAAACTAGGATATTGGAAACATGAAAGTACATTTAAACGAGCGAAATTCATAAGGCAGAAAACTTATGTTGAAGATATATATGCGAAAGAAATAGAAGTGTTAAACGAATTTGGAGAATTGAAAAAGAAAAAAGTAGAATGTGAACCACACGAAGCAACAACAACATTATTAAACGTGAAATGCGCTGGTATGCCTGATGGAATTAAATCAAAAGTAACCTTTGAAAATTTTGAGGTAGGATTTAAAAGTTTTGGAAAGCTGCTCCCCAAACATGTTAACGGTGGAGTGGTTTTAGTAGATACAGAATTTACAATAAAGTAGGTGTTGTTGTGCCGGTATTTTATTTTGAAAAAGAGGAATTCATTGAAAAATACAATCAATTGAAAGGTGAAGGTTTACTGGAAAACGAGATTGCAAGAAGAATGTCGATCAGTCAAAACACTCTTCTTAGAAATAAACACAGGTTTGGAATTCCTCTCATTACAATGGAAACAAGAGAACTAACAAATGAAAATGGGTTAAGTTTAGAAATGCTAAAGAAAGCAAAAGAAATTGGTTTAACTTCAAGTATGGTGAATCAACGTATTCGAACTTATAATTGGACAGTGGAAGAAGCTTGTACCATTCCACCGCTTACTAAAGGAGGAAGAAAGAAAAATGTTGTCAGAAACAAGTAAAACAATTGTTGGGATTATCATTGATCAACTAGAAAAAGGAGATATAAAAGGAAAGAACGAAGACGGTGTATCTATTGATGATGCTGAAGACGTTAAATATCAGTGGAATTTGGAAGCTATGGCAGAAATGGCAGATGCGTTAAAATATCAGCAAAAGGAAATTGAATTTTTGAAACAACGCAATAAGGAATTAAGGCAGAAATCATGGTTTGAAGTGTATGATGAAAACTTGAAATTGATTGATCAAGTTAAAAGTTTGAAAGAACAATTAAGACAATCGGCAGAAATTGCGGATAACTTCTATATAAATTGTGTTGAATTGGAGAAAGAAAACACTCATTTAAAAGGAGTGATTGAAAGTGTTCAAACGTTTATTAACCAATTTGCCTGAAGGGTGGATTTATCCAGTATTGTTAATTATCATGGGTTGGATATTCGGTTTTATTGTGGCAGGAGGGAGTTTTTAAAAGTGAAAGAACCATTAGTTATAAAAGCTGATCATTTAGACAAAGAGCAAATTGAAAGAATTATGAAAGAATGGAAAGATGTTGTTGCTGTTAGTCAACCAATAGAGGTAACAATGTTAAATAAATCAATTGGAGAACTTTGTCAAGAAGCATTTGAAACCGCAAAAAGTAAAGGTTGGCACGAAAACCCTCGTTCATTCGGTGAATTCATTTCCTTAGTCCATGCGGAAGTGTCCGAAGCACTAGAAGCAGACAGACGAAATGAAGGAAAAGAAAGGGTTGCGGAAGAGCTTGCTGATGTACTTATTCGAATATTTGACGGTGCTATTGAGTTTGGTGTGGATATTGAAACAGCTATTTTGACCAAGATGGCTTTTAATAAAACGAGAAGCTATAAGCATGGGAATAAAAAATATTAAGTCGTATTTGAAGGAAAAGATGTAGTAAAAGGAGATGTAAAAATGATTGTTGAAGTGAAAATCAAATTTTTGCACAAAGGTTCAATCAATAAAAAAGTTGAATGTGAAGATAATTCTACAGCGATTATAACAGCATTACAGACTCTAAATTTAACGGAAAAGTTAAACGTTACTGCGGTACTAATCAAGGATAGAAATTATTAAGTTAGTACGTCTTACGAATAAAAACTTGAACCAAATTGTGTCGCAAAGGAGTGGAGAATATGAATTTGGTTGACCCTGCTGAAATAATAGGTGACATACTGAAATTCAAAGGCTTTTGGAAATCACCATTTAAAGACAAACTCAAGTGGTTAATCGTTTTATATCCATTTGCAGTAATCGTTATTTTGTACCATTCAATTCTTTGGATACCTGTTTTACCATCAATTATTTGGGATAAAATCAGACGAAAGAAATAGTAAGCTAACGTCGTCTTACGAACAAAACTTGAACCAAAAGACTTAACAAAGGAGTGAGTTAAATTGGTTAAAAAGAAAAGTGTCCAAAAGACAATTGAGGAACGGAGCAACATTATAAATCCTAAGAAATCTGAGTTAGATAGGCTAAAAGAAGAAGCTAAGAAAGAACCTATAATCGAAGGTTCACTCGATGAGTATTTAGATTTGGTTAAAGATTAATGATGTCTTTCGAAAAATTATATCTTTAGGAGGTTTTCATATGCTAATTGATCAATCCTTTTGTTTTGAAAATCCTGAAATTCCTGAATGGTTGTATTATGGTTTATTAAATGCGTTCAAAGGTAAAAACAAAGATTTTATCCTAGCCTATCAAAAAGAATGGGAGGAAATTCTAAATGGTAGATGATGCACAAAAACACATACTCATCTATAAACTTTCTGTTATTCTAGGAGAAACACAAGATCGCATTAAATGGGATATGTCGCTGCAAGACCAGATTGTTCAATTGGTTAAGAAATACGAAGAATTAGCAGACATAGCGGAGGTGAATGTTTATGAACGTTAGTAATCTTGTATATGAAATTACCCTACTAATTGCAGAATGGAAGGAAAGGAAGTAATGGAAAAACGTGTGATTGTTTCCTTCACTTGCTGGAATGATGAAAAGAAGAAAATCTATGAAGAGGACAAAATCGAAAAAGATAACATTGGGGCAACAAGGTTGATTCTAGGGTACAAACCTAAGAGGGGTTATGAAGTGGTTCAGGTGAGATTGGATTATCAGGAGGGGTTGGTTTGAATGGATGAATTGTTGAAGGTTGCCATGGGAAACATCTTGAAAACTAGTCAATTATCCGATTCTCAAAAGGTAGAAGTTATGGGTGCGATTCATACGCTTTACAGCTATATTGATATTTTAGAGTTTGAAGATTGACATATTTTGGAGGGTTTAGTATACTTAAAGGGTAAGGTGCGTTGCTTCCTATATTGTATGGATGCTGGGGAAAGTATCCGCGTTGAGTCGCGCCCCTCCCTTTGCTGGTTGATTACCAGTTGCAATAAAAGTATACGTTATTTTACACAATTGTTTTGAACCCTCCTGAAAAGCTCTAACGAGTGGAATATATGGAGGGTTTTTACTTTATATGGGAAGTGATAAAATGGATATTTACTTGTTAACCTATGATAATGGTGAACCATATGATATGAATGACACTTATACAATTGGGGTTTTTGATGATATTGAGAAAGCATATGAGTTTTGTATAAAGAAAGGATTTAAGGAAACAGAAACAAAAGGATTTTTTAAAAAAGAAGGTTCAACATGGGGTTCAAAAGTTATGTATGAAAGCATTTCGATTGATAAAATACAAATAAATAAAGAATTAGATATAAACGGTGAGGTTGTAATTGGGTAAATTAGATGATTCAGCCCGATTAATTATTAGAATAGCCTATAACAAATTAGGCAGCAAAACCAAGGTTTCGGAGTATTATAATATCCCTGTAAAGGTGGTTGATCAATATTTGTTGGGGTGTTTTGAAGGGGCTTTAACGAGTAGACATGTAATAGCCAATGAAATGAAAAGAATGAGGGAGGAAAAAGGAAATGTTTGAATCGTGGTTATTCTTTTCTACTTTATGTGATTTAGCTGTTTTAATATATGAAAAAACAACCAAATGGTTAGAAAAGGGGTTAAAGTAATGGGTGTAGTCAACGTAATGACCAATAACTATCAAGAACGTGGAGAAGATTTGCAGCATCGGTTTAATGAGTTGGAAAAGAAATATGATGAGTTTGTAAAGAAATATCAGATGTTGCAAATGGACTTTGAGGAAGACGAGGAAATGATCAAGAATATGGGTGAGGAATTGAAGAAAAGGGAGAGTAAAATTAGGAGGTTGGAAGCGGAGTTGAATGTATTAAAATGGTGTGGTGTTGAAGTATGTCCAAAGTGTTATGAAAGAATAACAAAAGCATGGAAAGAATTTGGAGAAAAATGAATGGCAATAAAACAAAATAACGTCATAAAATTTTAGCATCCTGAATAGGAGGAAGGTTAAGGGGAAAGAAGTTAAAAATAATGAAATGTAAATCATGCGATAAAATTGTATATGAAGAGGAGGTGCTTTTGTTTTACCTCCCATCCACACCCCGCCACACCCTCAGGACATGGTTACCTTAATGTACGTTGATCAGCTTACGTTGGAATGAGTAATTTTATTTACGTTGAATGTT